TAGTGATGTGATATAATCTTTTGCATGAAACTTACATCAAAACAAGAGAATTTCTGCCATGCATTCATAGAGTTAGGCAATGCGAGCGATGCTTATCGCGCCGCTTATGATGCGGATGAAATGCTTCCAAATACAATAAACCGCAAAGCGCATGACTTGATTAATAACGGCAAGATTGCGGCTAGGATAGAAGAGCTAAGAGCTCCTATAGTAGAACGGGTCAGAATCACGTTAGAAAGCCACCTAGATGAGTTAGAAAGGCTCAAAGATATCGCCCTACAGAAGGACAACATCAACGCAGCCCTGACCGCTGAGATGGGTCGTGCAAAAGCAGCGGGACTATACGTTACAAAGGTAGAGAGCAAGACTGAGCTGACCGGACCAGAGGGTGCTCCTGTTAAGTTTGTAATAGATGAAGCTATCAGCAACCTAGCAATGCGTATACGCTCGAAAGAGCTATGACAGATGTCCTTGAGCTAATAGAAGAGAACTCTGCCGGTCTGGGTGATCTAGATAAGATTGCTTACGGCGCGCATCTCAATTGGTTATCGAGAGCCAAGTATTACCAGATAGCGCCTCCACTAGAACAGGATTGGACTCACTGGCTAGTTATAGCGGGACGTGGAGCTGGTAAGACACGCCTAGCGGCAGAGACGCTGTGGTGGTGGGCTTGGAGTAATCCTAACTGTAGATGTCTTATTCTTGCGCCTACGGCCAATGACTGTAGGCTGACCTGCTTAGAAGGCGAATCAGGATTGCTCAGCGTAATACCCCAGGAGTTGGTATCGGATTACAACAAGACTGACATGACAGTGTTCCTAAAGAACGGCTCACAGATCCGCGCTATCTCTGCCGACACCTATGAGCGTCTACGGGGACCGCAGTTTAGCTATGCGTGGTGCGATGAGTTGGCTGCGTTTCAGTATCTTGAGGAAGCGTGGGATATGATGATGTTTGGGCTGCGGTTAGGTAAAGCACCGCGTGTCATTGTTACGACTACGCCTAAGCCCAAGGATAAGTTGATTGAGCTGATGGATTCGCCTGATAGCATTGTAGACACAGCGAGTACCTATGAGAACATTGATAACCTGGCGCCGACTTTCCAGAAGCAGATTCTCCAGTACGAGGGCACGCGGCTGGGGAGGCAGGAGCTACACGCCGAGCTTATTGATCCTGAAGAGTCAGGAGTGGTCACTAGAGATATGTTCCGTCTCTGGCCTAATGGTAAGCCACTGCCTGATTTTGAATACATTATCCAAAGCTATGACTGCGGATTCAAAGACAAAGAATACAACGACCCTACTGCAGCGACTACTTGGGGGTGCTTCAAGCCGCTAGACGGTCCTATGGCTGTGCTGCTGATAGATTGCTGGCAAGAGAAGCTAACCTTCCCTGACCTCAAGCCTAAAGTCATTGAGGAATATCAGAATAGTTATGGCGAGGGTAAGAAGCAGAAGCGCCCTGATTTGATCCTCGTGGAAGACAAAGCCGCGGGTATCTCGCTGATCCAAGAGCTACAACGAGCGCATCTGCCAGTTAGGGGATGGAATCCTGGCCGTGCTGATAAGATGCAGCGTTTACAGATTGCTGCTACTGTTGTTGCGGCTGGACGTGTATGGTTACCAGAAAGTAGTGTAAAATCAGGATATGTACGAGATTGGGTAGAGCCTATGCTTTCTCAGCTATGTTCGTTCCCTGAGAGTAACCACGATGACTTTGTGGACTCAACGAGTATGGCATTGCGGTTTCTGAAAGATACGGGATGGCTGGAGATTAACCCGCCGCCGAGAGAAGATGACGAGTGGTACGCTGATGACGCAGCCCCGAAGCGGCTGAACCCTTACGCGGTTTAATTATGAATATCTCAGACGAACTAGAAAGAATACTCGGTGAAATGGACGAGGACGAGAAGCGTAAAGCTGAAGAGTCCAACACTGCCAAGCAGATGGCGTTGCTCGCTGAAGGTGGCACGCCTATAGGCGCGACTAAGAAAACGCCTACAGGCGCGAATGATCTTATTCACGAGCTAAGAGCGCAGATGTATGGCGCTGACCCTGCCAATACCAATATGCCGACGCAGCAGGACTTTGCTACTCAGTTGATGCAGTACCTCTCGCATATCTATTTTCCCGGTCTGGTGCAGCAAGGACAGGTTAACGTGCCTACGGCTGCTCAAGGTGACTATGCTGACGTTCCTAGCCATGCGAATGGTGGAAGTATTGGTTATCATCAGCCAGGCGCGTTAGAAGACAATATGCTTGCATTGGGTGGCCATAAAGCGTTGCCTATCATTATGGCGCTGCATAAGGCTGCGGGTGGGAGTATCGACCTTCCAAAGTTTGACGTCGGTGGTGGCGTGATGATGGACAGTGATCCGTCTATTCCCAATCCATCGACTGCTCCATCATTGGCTGGACAGATACCAACAGGACTCACACAAGACGGCGTGTCTCAATTAGCCCCTATAACGGCCACAGTTAAACGAGATCAAGCGCCTTGGTATGAAGGTCTGCTAGGCGCGGCTGATGTGGGCAAGACTTTGCTAGGTGGCGCCATGGGCATGGTCCCTGCTGCATTAGAGACAGGCGCTAGAGTGATTGGTGGCAGCCCTATGAAAGCTGAGGACATCTACGCTCAGGCATTAGGTCATTACACGCCTGACCTGCTGACTGAGCGCGGCAAAGAGATGGGCGGGGATTTAATGAGCTTTATGGAGCGCAACAAGATCCCGTTAGCTATCCCTGAGTTGATGCCGTTTGAGGAAGCACTAGGATCTGGTGCGGGTGCAGTAAGCAGGGGCGCAAATCAATTGGCTCCAGAAGCGGGTAAATTCGGTTCTGGATTTGGGGCGATTGGAGGTCAGTTTGAAAGATCCTCTGAAAAACCAATGACTGTAAGCACGAGACTTCCAACGGCTAAAGGGGCTACAGAAGATCCCATAGCTCAAAATTTGTTAGTTGACAAAGCAACTTTGCAAAAAGATCCAGAAGCATTTGCTCATAATGTAGATTTAATGCAGCGGTATCCTAATTTCAATATCAAATCTAAAGATCATGAAATTAGATCAAAAGAAATGCATGATCAAATGGTTGGCAATCTTTTGGCCTTGCACGATGCGGTTCCTCCAGATACCAGGGAAAGAAGTCAGTTATGGTATGACGGAGCCAACAATATTGTTAACAACTGGGAAAAACAATACGGAATCCCTGCGCATGCAGGAGCTGGTATGCTTGCGGCACTTTCCCCGCAGAAAGATTGGTTTATGAATGTATCTTTGGGTGGGCGTGTTATGCATATCATGCGTGAATATGCGGATAGGCCGTGGACACCAGAAATGAGTCAGGTTGCGCAAGCAATTTATGGTAAAGACAAATATGCACAAGATCTTGCTGAATTAAGCGGAAAAAGACTAAGTGATTTACAAGATCCAAATCAAAAGGCAATGTGGCTTCGCACATTTGATCAAACTTATTTCCCTCGTGAGCATAGTATTGTAACGCCAGAAGGTTATGATGCAGGAGTAAGACTTACAGATAAGGGAGTGCCATATAAGACAGGCTGGGGATCGAATAATGAGATAGCTAAAGCTATGAACATATTTGAAAATCCTACCAGAGAAAATATTAGCGCCAATCTTGGCGGTCAACACAAAGTAAGAAACTTCTATAACAATATTTACCATCCAAACGATCCTGCTGGTCATGTAACAATTGACACGCATGCCGTGGCCGCTGCTTTATTAAGACCATTATCCGGTCAGTCAACAGAAGTTGCTCATAACTTTGGTTCTGGTGTTGTGGGATCTGTTGGTCCTAAGAACAGCTCAATAACTGGTATGCAAGGAACATATGCGCCTTATGCTGAAGCATATAGAGATGCGGCAGCACAGCGCGGTTTGTTGCCGCGGCAAATGCAATCAATTACATGGGAAGCAATTCGAGGGCTTTATCCAGATACATTCAAAACCCCCGCTAATAATGCAATGATTGATAATCTGTGGAATCAACATAAACAAGGTAAAATAGATTTACACGACGTCCGTCAGCAATTGATTGGGCGAGGGATTAAAGAACCGGAGTGGAAATAAGATATGGATTACGTTCTAGATTACATGAGAAAGCGTGGCATTCCAGAGACGCGTGAAAACTATCTTAAGGAAGCTTATCCAGAGGGATTGCCCGAGTGGAGTGCAGAGCTTGAGGCAAATTTGCCTGAGCATTTACAAAAAACGCCGCGTAAAGAAAGTTAATTATGGCTGATGATATCCAAGAGAACGAAGACGGCAGCGCAGACGTAACTCTGCTTGATGACGATCTAGACATTGAAGAGCAGCCTGACGGTTCTGCTATCGTCCATATGGACTATAAAGGCCCTGAAGAGGACGCCGACTTCTACGAGAACCTTGCTGAGACCATAGACTCATGGGATCTGAGCAAGATGGCTCTGAAGTATATGGATTTCATCAGCAAGGATAAAGAGGCGCGTGAAGATC